GGCGGTGCGGCCAGGGCGAATCTTCCGCCGGCCGACGCGCCTTTCGCTGCATCCGTTAGTTTTTCCTTCTTGCCCTTCTCCCCCATCTTGGCGTGCTCAAAGGGCAGCAGCGCTTTCGCTGCTTCGAGCCTAGCCTTTACCCCGGCCTTCGGGCAATTCATCAGTGCGGCCAGGAAGACTTTCGGATCGTCAGTTTCCGGAATTTCGACCGTCACAATATCCGGTTCGGAAGGGTCGCCGGTAGCCTCCGGCTTACCCGCGGTTCCCGCCTTAGTACCAATGCCGATGGCGGCTAGTGCCGCCACGATTGCTGGGTGTTTACGCATACGATGGCCCGCAGCTTTGGCGGTCTTGGCGCTGAGTCCCGCGCTGATTGCGGCTTGCTCAGGCTTCTCGCCACGCAGAGTCGCCTTGAAGAAAAGTTCTTGCGTTTCGTTGAGCATTGCGTCGGTCCTGTTGTTACTCATGCGCCTAGGCTAACACGGGTAACAAAGCATGCAGGTTTTATTCCCTCTCGAAGGGGTCGGCGCGATCAGGGCAGGAGGTCGGCCCGTAGCACGCCAACTCCCCCCGGTAGTGAGAATCCGTCGCATTTGGACGCCATTTTGCACCAAATCCGTGCAGAAACGCGCTTGAAGCACGTCACTCACGTCGTTGCATGGGTTTCACTCGCATTTGAGTCATGCATTTTGCACGAAGGCTGCGTCGAACGCGCAACCGTTGCGGATCAGCCTCTACGCGCAGTGCCTACGCCTTCGGCTGCTGTCTTGACGCTGTGGCATGGCTTGCATAGGGCCTGATGATTAGCCCGATCCCAGAACAGCGCCTGGTTACCACGATGGTCAACGATGTGGTCGACCACGGTGGCCTCAGTCACCTTGCCCTGCGCCTGGCACATCACGCAGAGAACGTTCCTCTCCAAGAACTTCAGCCTGTAGCGCTGCCACTTCCCACCGTAACCGCGCTGCGCTGTGGTCAGCCCTTCACGCCATGCGTCAGGGTTCAGCATCTGCACCGACTGCGTACTGACCTCACGCGCACGAGTGGGCTGCATGGTGACCCTAGATTTTGTCATTACTCAGTATCCTTCAACATGCCAAGCACCGCGCGGTATCCACCTCGGTATTCGATCCGACGTATCAAGGACTCCGTCTTACGCATGGCCGAACCAACGTGGCTACGCAGGTTTCGACCGAGGTCTTCTAAGTCCTCCTCAGCCCACGTGTAGCCAACGTCCCTTCTGCCTAGCTTCTTGCGTAGCAGACTCTTGGCCTCGTCAATTCGGGAGAGGATATCCGTCTGTAGCGTAGAGCCGAGCATTTGGTTGCAAGGCCGACATGTCTTGGCTAGCAGGTACATCTCTCGGTGAACGCCGAGGCCCCGGTACTGGACGATCTTGGATAGCGGCGGGACGTGGTCTACAGCATCAGCAGGATCACCGCAGTACACGCACAAAGGCCATCCCATTTCGGATCTTTCAGCCGGAGCCGAGGAGTAGAGAAAGTTGTAGACCTTGTAGAGTTCATCTCTATTTTGACTCATTGCGCAGCTCCCGAAGCTCAGCCAATTCCTTTTTTACTTTGGCGTAATGCGCTCGGCTACGGCATGCACCGCAGCAGAAGAGCGCATCAGATCGGGAGTTTTTGAACTGGCCTTGGCATGTAGGGCAGGTACGCGTTGTTTTTTGCTTCATCTTGGGCATCCTAGGCGCGTAAGAGACGTTTAAACGGGTCTTAAGTATCTAGCCTAGGGTTTCCGTTGTCAACGGCTATTCAAGCCTGAAGGACGGCGATTGAGTACCGGCGTCTCAACCTGTTCCGCGGAGACCTCTGGTGCCCTACCTTGGGCGGCGATCTCTTCTAGCGCCACGCATACGCGCTCCAGCAAAGCGTGGTGGCCTGTCTGTAGCTCAACGTCGACGCCTGCCGGCAGAACCAAGGGTTCAACGCCCAAGGCATCAGCTGTCGGGCTGATCACCGATAACAGGCTGTCGATCAGGTCCGCTGTCGCGGCGCCTTTCAACTTCAGCACCAGTAATCCGTTGCTTGAGTTCTTCGAATCGTTCATTGGCTAAGTCCAATAGTTTTTTGAGTTTCGCCCGACGTCGAGCGCATCCGGAACATGCCATGGGTTCCGCTCCATGTGGTGAGTGATCAGCGTACCCGTAAACCGCGAACCAGTGGAAGGCGTCTCGGCCAGTGGTCGTGATCTGCATTACGCGCAATTCTTGCGGGTTTATGTAATCTGCATTTCTTGCGTCTTCAGTGTTGCGTTGCTCGAAAACAGGGTTGCACGTTGCACACCCCTAAAGGGGAGTGTGTGCAATGCAACCTTAACCGAGTTGCAAATAAGCAATTTGCAACCCTATTTGCAACGCAACCTTCATCATTCTGCATTTTCTGCGGATAAGAAAAGGCTCCCGTTTTCCTCGAAAATAGCGCCTTTCTCCAAAAGCGTTTCCATTGCGCGTTTAAAAGCTTGATTTTTGTAGCTCTGCCGCTTGCTAGGATCGAACTGTGCGCAGAATTCAGCTTGAACCCTGGCCGTTTCGACCCCTGCTTTCTCGTCTGACAAGCCAAAAACGTTATGAAGAGCGTCCAAGAATGCCAGTTCGTTAGCTCCGGTCTTCTTTTTAGGCTCCGGTTTAGCCTGTCCGGCGCCCTTGAATTCGACGATACAGCTAGTGATATCGTCGCCGTCCTCGTCTTCTCCGAGGATGACGGTGTGAAGTTTGAATAGATAACCGATGCCCTCAACGCCGTCCTTCATCTTGCTGGTAGTGATGCTGCGGGTGTCGTTGCTCCGCTCTACCTTGATCTCTACGTCACAAGCCGCCTTGATACTGGAGTGCCCGCGGGAACCCTTAGAGGCGTCCTTACCGCTGTGGTGCACCAGAAGAACCATGGCGTCGCAACGGCGGGCTATGCGCTTGCACTCGGCCAAGGCGATACCTACGTCCATGCCATTGTTCTCATCGGCGCCAGACATAACCTGGGCGAAGGTATCCATGACAATAAGGTCGTAGGGCTCACGTTGTCGAATCTCGCTAATCAGGTCGGTGATCTGCGCCACATTAGTAAGGTTAGGCGTGATGTCGTAAATGACGTCCATACCAATCCGAGGGATCGCCTGCTGATGGCAGTAGGCCTTGATGCGCTGCCGGAAGCCCGAGACGCCTTCAGCGACCACGTAGAGGACGCGACCTTTAGATACCCGATGACCGTTCCAGAACTCCATGCCGCGGCATATAGCGGCACTCAGGTCTAACATGGCGAAGGACTTGCCGGAACCGGATTCGCCGAACAGCACCCCAAGGTTAGCTTTAGGCAAGAAGCCCTTGACTAACCATTTTAGGCTCGACTCTTGCGCTGCGAAATCGTCGTCCGAGGTGATCTTGAACTTGCCGCCTTTCTGCTCCGGCAGGACTTCAAACTCGTCCGCGGAAGCCGTCTCCAATCCCGTTTCGCCGCCGGCTTCACGGATCATCTTCAAGACCGTACCCATGGTTGTGTATTCGGCGGTCGTGTTGATTCCAAAGGAATCCCAACGCGCTTTGCCGAACTCCATGCCGCCATACTTAGGCGAATGGGCGGACCAGTCGTCCCACAGGTCGAAGCCGTCACCAAACGTCTGGTGATGGACAGCCATGCCGATGTTGCGCCAGTCCTCGTACCCGAGATCATCGGGCAGCTTGTGCAGCAGCTCTGTTACCTGCTCCGGCGAAAGCGGCAAAGGTGGCTTGCCGTCGCCCTCGTATTTATCCCGTAGCTCTTTGACGCGAAGGAAGCGTTTTAGGCTATAGGCGCGGTGGATATCCTTAACAGGCGCTAGGGTGTTCTGATCACCCATCAGCTCAGTCAGGTCGGTGATGTTCCCTGTGAACGTAACGAACCCCTTTGAGTGGAAGACCTCATATCCGAACTTGTCCTCAGGATTGCGTGCAGGGCTGTCCTTGTCGTCTGGGATCACGCCAGAGAAGAAAGCCCGAATGCCATTGCCGGAGGGGCTGTACTCAGCGTAGGAGCCTTCGGTCAGCTCTTCGACCAGGGTGTCTACCTTGCCGTCGATCACGCAGTCGTCGAAGTCCAAGGCGGTTATGCCGAACTCAGGCATCAATGCGAAGCCCACGCCCGCGAAGTCATGCTTCTCCGCAGCCGCTTTAGCCTCTTCAAATGTGACGAGCAAAGCCCGGTCTTCATCGGAGCAATGGGTGTGCTTGCGGACAATTCCTGAAACGTAGTAAGGCATTTTTGCGGCTTTCGGGCGGCCAGGTTTGCGCACCCACCTCCAGACAAGCCAGCCTTTCAAATCCCGCATAGCGTCGGGCGCCTGCAGGTTCTCAAATTTCTTTGCCATCTTCGAGGCACCCACGGCTTATAGCTCTGACGAGATGTCGATCTCGACTAATTCTTTACGGGCTTCCATCATGGAATCCGCCATATAGAAGGACAAACGCGCAAGCGAGCGTCTGTGTCCATCGGAGTATGAGACCGTCGGGTCTTTTTCCTTTAGCTCTTTGAACCGTACCATCCATTGACTCAAAGCCACGGCGGCGAACTGATCGCGAATCAGCATCTCTTCTCGGGTGTATTTCTTACTCATGTCGGGAATCCTTACACGTCAGACGAGAAGTTAGGCTCGGCGAGGGCAGCAGCATATTTCGGGTTCATCAGTTCATCACGGGGCACGCCGTAAAGCGTCTCGATCTCCGGGATACGCGCCAGGGGAACAAAGCCGCGCTTCAACCACTGCTGGGCGCACTGGTGGGAAACGCCGAGCTGCTTAGCCAGGTGTGTGATGCCGCCGGCACACGAGACAGCTTTAAGGATGCCGGTGTATTTGTCCGCGGCCATAACAGTGTTCAGGAGGTGTGCCGGGGCGCCGCCGTTTACGAGTTGATCGCGCAATGTGGAAAGCTTCTTGTCCATCGGTAATTCTCTTTAGGTGGGGTAACGTGAGCGCACCTTAACCTGTAAAGCAACAAAGCGCAACAGAGTGCCGTTCGTCGCGGGGCAGTAAAAGAATGCAACAAAGCGCTAGACATGGCAACTATAGGACCGTATATTGAACCCATCGAAAGCAAACAACCAAAGGGAAATACGGAAATGACTTACAAGAACTTCGAATTCAAAGGCAAACAGTACCAAGCGTCGTTCGGTATGAATGTTGAGATTCGTCGCATGATTGACGGCAAAGGCGCCGGCTACCTGAAACGCGGCAGCGTTCTCTACCTCAAACTTACGGCACATATCGGAGCTTAACTCGCAGAGCCCCTTAATTGGGGCTTCGTCAGTACCAACACAGAGGATTCTTCCGATGCGCAAGCCTAAGAAACCCAAGATGTCCAAAGTCAACACCAGCGACTGCGCCAAAGGTCAGATGCACCAGCCGGCGGCACAGCGTGTCGTTCGAACCATGCCAGGAGGATTTATAGCGTGAAGCCTCACATCAAGAAATTCGACCCGTGGATGTACATCTGCGAGAGCACGTTCTACGGAACAGTTGGGCACCGGCATAGCGCTTTCGGCTTCGGCAAGACTCCAGAACAGGCGTACGCAAAGTGGAAAGAGCACTGGGGCGTAAAGAAGGCTCTCGGCAAATGACCCTCCAATGCCCAAAGTGCGGTAACCCGGACGTGATACGCATGAGCAGCCTACGCATTATCCACTGCCCGGATTGCCATACCGAATCACCCTGGCCGTTGAAGGACGGCCAGAAGCCTTTGATCAATACGTCGAGAGGAGATCGCAAGAAATGAGCCACGTAACCTGCATCACAGATACGCATGGCGCTACCTGGCGCTACCTGGTGCGGCAAGCCTGCGGATCGAATGGACTTCCGGTTCATGGAGATCGATCACGCAGCGATGAACGGGCGTAATGGCGGTCGCCTGACAGTTTGCCCTCAATGCCGGAAAGCGATAATCGCCGGCCTCAAGAACGAACAGCTGAAACCCTAACCGTTCGTCGGGCCTACAAGCAATCGCAAGTTTCGTGTTGTATAGTGCAGTCACACAGTAAACGAATAGGAGAAGGGAAATGGCACGATTTGAAATCAAAGCAGTGACTCTAGGGTTCGCCGGGCTCTACGCGAATCTCCACTTTACCGACGGCTCGAAGAAAGAAGTAACGGCCGGTTGGTACAACCAGAATTTCCCTGTAGTTGGTGATTTCGTCGACGTGGAACAGGGTAGTGAACCAGTATTGGTTAAAAGCTGGATGCTCGAAGACGAGGCCGACGTATGAACCGCTTCAAACCCGAACAGACCGTCCGCATTAACGACACGCAGAGCGAGTACCACAAGTGCCTGGCGCGTGTCGTGAAGGTCGGTACGAAGAGCTACGACGTAACGGTAGGTGCCGCCCGCCTGCGCGTCGTCCCCGAACAACTGCTAGGAGTACGCAAGCCGTGAAAGCCATTATCGTTTTACTCGCCATATCCGTTTTGGCCGGCTGCTGGAAGAGCCCCGAAGCAACGCAGGATGTCGACGGTACTAAAGTTGGCCGACTATTCACCGTTGAAGGCTGCAGCGTCTACCGCTTCTGGGACGGCGCTAAACCTATCTACTTCACCAACTGCAAAGGCAGTACTCACACCTCAGAGAGTTGTGGGAAGAACTGCACTTACGATCGCACTATCAGTGGGGGTGCGCAATGATCACCCGCGAGCAGGCTGAAGCATTACTGACCCTGGCCGAGTCGCTGGAAGCGTGCGAGCAGCTAGGTTTGCAGATGAGTGGCGGCGAGGATGGCGAGTGGATCTTCTTTAGCGGTGGCGCTGAGCGCGTCGGCAATCTAACAGGGATGAACGTCCGGCTCGCTGTAAACGCGCTGATCCCAAAGCAGGAGTCCTGACATGGACGACGCCGACTTCATGTTCCTGACGATCCTTCTGCTTATCCTGATTGGCTTCTACTTCTCCTAGGAGGCGCCATGCTTCAGCCGCCAGTATCTGACTTAACCCCATGGCTGCCCGGCCACTGGATCACGCAAACCGGGTACGCACTTAACGAACGTGACTTGACGGTCGCTCTACGAAACGACCCGGTAGACAGAATGAATAAGCAAGCCGCTGTCTTCGAAGTGGATCTGATAATTGCCGAGGTGATGCGCAAATGAATAATCCAGTTCGCGAGGGCTATAAACTGGTCCATACGGAATGGCTTACGCCATTCCAAAGTGCCAATACCGAATACAGGATCGCCGCAGGAGCGCTCTGTGTACGTACGGGGGAAAGATTCAGTATTTACATCCCTGATGCCAAAGAATTGAAAACCCATGGAATTCGTACCGCAGAAGTAGACGAAATAATCGAACTTTGCGGAGTTTCAAGTTGTGACGCCGAAAGAATTTACGACGCCGGCTACCGTAAATTCGAAATCGTCGAGGAGGACGTATGACCAATCTCGTACTGACACGCAAAGCCGGAACGTCCGTTCGCATTCTGATCGGCGACAAGACGGAATACGTTGACATCCTCGATGTGTGCGGCGGGTTCTGCAAAATGCGGATCTTGTCCACGCTCCAGGTTGAACGCGTCCGGTTCCGTGACTCCCTGCAAATTGCTGAAGGGATCAGCGTCCAGGTTGTGGACCTCGCCAAAGGCCATGCAAAGCTCAATTTCACCGCACCGCGGGAAGTACAGATCCTGCGTACCGAACTGATAAAGGAGAAGGAAAGTGATTAAAGACCAAACGATTGATGAGGCGCTGATTGAGATCATGCGCACCAAGAAAGCCCTGGAAGCGCTGCGCAAGTTTCGCAAGACCTGCGACCGCCGCTGCCCGAATAATTCCTGCTCAGCAGCCTGGAAGCCAAGATCGTTCCGACTTGGCGACCAGTGCGTGCACTGCGATACCAAGATGACGCTGTGCATGAACCCAGTTGTCGAGCACGCAGTAGCCAAGCGCGCTTCACTCGACCTGACGCGCAAACTTGCGGATCTGAGGGCAGGGCGATGACTGAAACAGAAAAGCTCTACCTTTGGTGCGGCCTAGCCACTGGAATCGCTGCGATGGAATTCATTTGGCTGATCCACGAATTAAACCGATGAACCGCTTCCCCTGCCGCTGCCGATCTTGTGATGGCCGCAGAACGCTTACGCAGCTACCCGAGAACATGCGCAATGGCTGCAAGTGCAAAGCGTGCCGGGAAGCACGAGCAAAAGGTATAGAGCCGATCGTGCATTGCGACTGCGGCGGCACGTACCGGGTTGACGTTTATCGGCTCAAGACCGAGCACAAGAAGTACGGGTGCCAGTGCTCCGGCTTCCCATTTGACAACGGCACACACCGCAAAGGCAGCGCCAGCCCGTCGAACGGGTGGTACTGCATCCACAACAGGAAAGGAGAAGGAAACGATGAGCATCATTCATTTTCAAGCTGAAGCTATCTCTATCGAACCCGCCGGCTACAAAGCTTTCGAGGTCGTTCTCGAAGCGGATATGAAAGAAGTAGTCGCCGACATGGACTTGGAAGATCGGCTTCATGAGATCGAACCCGCAGACATCATAGAGACAGTCGGCGCTGTGAATATCCTAAATGCGATGAGCGAACAGCACTTCGAAAAATGGGTAGAAGCACATGGCGACTATTACGAAGCGCTTAACGCGATAGGGATTGAGAAGATTCGCGAATGGCTCGATACCTACACGAGCTATCAATAAAGCTACAAGCAATAGCAATTAATCCACTTGACATACCTTGTGCAGCTCTCTACCATCTGCGGCACACCTTAACCGAAAAGGAACTTGCAACATGTCGATCGAAGCCCTGATCCAAGCCCATACCGAAGCCCTGCTCGCGAACACCGAAGCCGTCAAGCTGCTGACCCTTTC